GTGGCTGTTGCTGTGGAGGCTGGTGTTTCTCGCACATCTCTTTGGTGTAGGTCTGGGACCTGCCCTGCTTTGGTTGGGGGGGTTAATACCATTTTAATTATTCGTTAGTTCCTAAGAAGTCCTGCACAGAGGAATCTTCTAATAATGCTTGGATATTTAATGCTTTTTGCCAGTGGATTTTAACCATGTTCTCAGCTTCAATTCCATCTGTGTATCCTGCTGCATTATAATAAATTGCACTTATTGCAGCCATTCTCCCGAGATATTCAGTAAATAAAACTTTATAAATTGCGTTTAGGCTCGCCCAGTTTGTAACAAAATCATATTTTAATAGAGAGCATAAATACGCTTCTTCTGTGGCAACGAAGAAATCGCTTGCGTCTGCTGTTACTCCTGCGTCTATATTTGCTCCATAATAAAAAGCCAATTGTGCTTCAGTTATTGTTGTTCTTTCGTAAGCCATGTTTATACGCACGAAATGCTACTTTTTAAATATATTGTAAAATAATGGGTTTTTTTAACTTTATCTTATCTTTTATTGGGTTTTATGGGGTTTTACGACGTTTTATAGTAAAATTTTTTCGTGGCGTCCATAAACTCTTAACTCTATTTAAGTTCAAAATCGCTATTATCCATATATGTATGGTTTTAATGTCTTATCTTTACTGCACCACACTGAACGAACTAAACCTTCTACTATATGTGTGTTGTTACCAAAATATCTTTCTTTACCATTCTCTATTTCAACTTGAACGGAAGCAAGAGATAACTTAATATCATTATCATCTAATAACATTAACTTATTCTGTTCTAGTAACATTAACATGTTCTTATATAAATCTTCTTTTAATATTCCTTTCTTCTTTTCTTCTCCTTCTTCGTTAAAGTATCTTCTACTTGCATTATTAATTTCAACTACCTTTTTTTTATTAACTTCATCTTCTCTTAATAAGTCACACACACTTATTCCCATTCCTCCACTATCTATATACTCTTTAGTAAAGTTGTAAAGCCTGTTTAATTCTATAATCCTTCTTACTGATTCAGTTATTGGCATATCCACACTGCTTAGGTTTTCTACTTGCTGGATTGATTCTTTATTTGTTCTATCTACAATTTCAAATGTAAATGGGTCTTTCTTTCTTCCTACATCACAACCTATAAAGTATGTTCTTCTTTTGAGAATACTATCCCTTCTCTTTAATATGCATGACTTCTTGATTAAATCATCTGAGAATACTCTTTTTAATTCATCTAAGAATAAAGCCAAATACTCCTGGGCATATTCTAATTCTCCCATGTTCTCCTTCTGCTCTTTTAAAAACTCTTGTGAATGTCTTGGGCAATCCTCTGCACTTACATAAAACTTTTTAAAACTTTTATTCTTTGAACATTTATAAAAATAGGTTTCCCTCCCTTCTTTATCTATTTTACCTCTTGGGGTTGAGATTATATCGAAGTTGCCCTTTGTTATTGAAAGCATTGGGGTTATTGCTGTAAAAACTTCCATTGTCATTGGGGCAGCTTCATCGACAACTATATCTGTTGCTGTTGGTCCTCTTATTCCTTCTCCTGTTAATCCCACAGCATAACACATTATTTGGGACCCATTCTTTAAATTAATAATATGTTTGGTTGGTTTGTCCGAGCCTTTTGTTACTAACATATTTGGATGCTCTGCTCTTAAATACATTAAAGTTTTAAAGAATAGATTATATGCTTGTTTCTCTGTGTATGCTAACATATATATTTTTCTTTTGGGGATAGTTGCTGCCCTCTTTCCAAATTTAATAGATGCAGCTGCGCTCTTTCCTGATTGCCTTCCACATAATAAAAAACAATTCCCTTCTGATTCTATATAATCCTTCTGCCATGGATCCAATGTTTTCCATGGGGAATAAATATCATACTTCATAATTAACTTAATACAATTATCTTTTTAATTCTTTCCCCGGCGCAGCCGGCGATTCTTGAGCCGGCTGCGCTTCCTCGCGCACGAAGCGCGAAACATTATTCCCCCCCTTGGGGGGGACGAAGGGGGGGGGAAATACCTATAAATCTTACGTTGCGTTCTCCGCAACGTCAGTTTATACGTATTTCGTTCTTCCTCGCGCCACAGCGCGAAACAAACGAACTAAATGCCTAAATAGGACGTGAGTAAGCGAACGTCCTTTTACGCATTTATGTTCGTATGGGAATGTAGTGGATACGAACGTCCCGTTCGTAATCAATTAATGTCACGTGCTTGCACGTGCTTTACGTCCGTTTATTCAATTAATGTAAAAATGGGCATATTAAGGGCAGAAAAGCCCATTTTTCTCCTTAACGCACGAGCGAATTTACGCAAGACGTTCGTGCGTATGCTTTTAGAAATAGCAAATTTCTAAATACAATTAAGTTAATAAACGTTTGGGTTATTCCTCGTGCGTTAGTGCAACTTTTCAGTGGTCAATAATATTAATAAAGAAGGCTGTTGTTATTATATCACTGACAATCAATTCGAGGTATCTTCTCCGCTGATTATGTCGGGCAGGTTTAAGTAAATTATTATATCGGGATGGTATCTTCAATAAATCCACTCGGGCAGTTAAGATTTATTCCTGTCTTAAGTCGTGATTAGTCCCTTTATCAATAAGCCGTATGAATCTGTCTCTCTGTTCGTTTGAGCCTTATTCACCTACGCCTTACGAGGTTAAATACTTCGTTTGTAGTCAAAGGGCTGAAACGTAATGCTACTACTCACTTGTATTTTACGTAACTTAACGTTACGTGTTACTAACCTATTTATAGAGAGAGAGAATTAATTATAGCTTCCCCGTCTTTCCGAGGTGTCAAAGTAGGTTTTTAAAGGGATACTTGCCCTTGATGGGAGTCTTGTAAAGATTTCAATATCTTTACGTCCATCACTCCAACCCCCACGGTGACTATAAAAAAAGAGGGGTTATTATCCCCTCTTACAAATTATTTAAAATTTCTTCCTTTAGAGATTTCATCTCCCTTAATTTCTATTGCTCCAACTTGCTCAAATAAATCTAATAATTCTAAGCCAGTTTTAACGGTTGAGCAATTTGTTACTGCAAATTCAGCTAACAATTTGTTTTTATCTATTGTTTGTTTTGGCACTTTATCCCAAAACTTCTTTAACATTCCCATAAACCACTCGTGCTTTTTTCTCCTTGAATTTTCAGTTCCCATTTTGGTTTTTTGCTAATTCAGTTAAAGCTTTCAATTCTGCTAATATCTGCCTTAATAGGTCTGTCGCTTCATTAGGAGCCTGTGGCTGTGCGTTCTCTTGTGACTTGGTGTTTGGTTCTTCATCAACCATTGTTTTCATATCCCAGTATTTTTCTCCTTGCTCCCCTCCAATTTTAACAAAATTTCCAACATCAAATTTTTTAATTATTTTGCTATCAAAGGTTGAATACTTCTTTTGGTTTATAGTGAAAACACATCTTGTCCATGCGTTACCATTTGCAGCTTGTCCGCTTGTGATTTCTTTTCCTTCAATCTTTCCTGTGTAATAGTCCATTTTTATACCTCCTTTCATTCGTTTTCATATTAATTCCTCTCCTGCTAGTTTATCTATAATCTCATTTGCTAAAGTATAATACTCTTTTTCCCTTAATTCCTCTTTCAATCTTTTAATAAATTCTTTGACATCTCTTGTATCTATTTCAGAACTATCAGGATACTTCATTATTCTATCACTTAATGTTTCCATGAGAGAGAGAGAGAGAGAGAGCTATTTAAATGTATGTGATTACTCAAGAGTAGGGATTTTATTCTCTTTATGCCTTTCCAATTCTATTAAGCAATATCTCATTCCTGCATAGTGTGCTTGACTTGGGCAATAATCTTTTCGACAAATATATAATCCTACTGCTTCGTGGATTATGCTTTCATCAGCGTCGGCAAATTCACAAATATTCTCTAACATTTTGTTTAAGACACAGTTCTCCATCTTGGTTGTCCTCCCATAACTTTTAGGGTTTGCCCTTCACTTCCTATTGATAGAATATTCCAGCCGACAGAACCAGCTGTGGTAATAGCATACATATTATCTATATAAAAAGTGTTTGCTGTTGTATCATCTAAGATTGTGATTATTATGCTGTCTATTGCGTCTTTATTTGCTGCACTTACTCCCGAAATATCTAAAGTTATTGTTTGAAATGTGTCCGCGCTTGTGATGTTTGGGGTTACTTCTGTTGTAGTTCCTCCGCTATCATGAAAGCCTACTTTTATATTACTCCCTGTGAGGTTGCTTCTAATATCAAATTTAATGGTGTCTGTGTAGCTTAGGTCTAATGTCGGGCTTATTGTTCTTGTTAGAGTTCCGTCTTGTGATGCTGTCCCAGCTGTCCCTTTTAAAGCATAAGTTCCCTGCGTTTTTATTGTGCTCTCTGAATAATCTTGTAGTTCTATTTTTTGTAAATCTATTCTTCTTATTCCTATGTGAAGGTTATCTCCCCAATTATCAGCAATTTTAAAAGAATAATATCTGTATGCGGTTGTGTTATAAACATCAAAATATTTAGGGTCTGGTGAATCTACTGCTGCGTGTTCGTCGAATTGTGTGACTTCTGTGCTTAATGTAACCCAATCCCCTACATCTGCATAGCCCACACTTGCAAAATCTCCAGCTGTGTTACTTCCCTGTAAAACAAAATTTTTCGCCCCTAGGTTTGTGTCTGCCCCTCCTGTATTAGTACTATTTTCATAATAAACCCTGTTGATTACTTTTGCACTTCCTAAATCTACTTGTAGTCTTTGGTTTGTGATGGTTCCTGCTGTGGTTACCCATTGTTTTCCACTCAAATTTCCAGTTAATGATAAAGCTGGATCAAAAGCCATGTAAGCATGAAAGTATGGCACGTAGTTTGTCGTTGCTGCACAATAGGTGGTATTATATGCGGCTGGATATTGTGCGGCATATGCTTCACTTGTGATAAATGCAGCTCTGGCGAGGGCAATTGTTGAATATTCAAAATAATCTATTTCTAAGTTTGATGTTGTTCCATCATCATAATAAATAATATCTCCCTTAGCTACTCCTGTTATCATTCCTGC